CAATACCGCCTGAACGGTCGATCCGAGCACTCCGGCCGCGGATACGTTGGCGGTGTTCTGCACCGCCGGGCCGACCATGATCTCCTGGATACACGCCGTGGCCGTGCAGTTCGCCGACACGAGCGCGTTGGGCGCGAGGTACAGGGCCTGCCCCTGCGGGTCCTTGAGCTTGATCGCGCAGTTGAGCGTGGGCGTCGTGCCGGACACGGCTCCGGTAACGGTGAGGTAGCACGCGACCGACCGCGCCCCGAACGGCACCGGAATATCCGCCGATGTCGTCGTGGCCGTGACTGTGGCGTTCGCGAGCACGATCGTATTGGCAAAATTGGCCGGCTGCGCGAAAGCGGGAAGCGCACACAGGGTCAATAGTACGGCCGCAAGGCACAGGATAGACCGTAAGCGCATCATGCACCCCCCGGTACGCCGATTTCCTGCCACACGAGCGTCGCGTATACGCCCCCGAACGACGGCGTCGTACCGGTCACCGTCCACAGGACCCGCATGATCGCCGGCATGATCGCCGGCAACGCAATGTTCGCGACGAACGACACGACGGGACCGACAATCAAGAGCGCCGTCCCACCCGTCGCTGTGATGTTCGGAGCGGTCACAAGCGTGTAATACTGTGTCGTGAGCTGCAGGTCTTTCGCCGCGAGCGCAAACGCGAGCGTCGGCGCCGTGCCCGATACAGCCCCGCTGGCTACCGCGTACAGCATGACCGACTGCGCACGCGCGGGGACGAAAATATCGCCCGAGTTGCCGGTCACCGTGACCGTCTGGTTCGTTACGAGCGGCGCCGGCACCGAGGTCGTCGGGCCGATCACGTTCGTCTGATACTTGCCTTTATCGACGAGGTACGCCATTTACCGGCCCACGATGTTCTGAGTCACGTTCACGCCTCGCCCGCGGGGTCGCGGTCCCGCCGCCGCCCGCGTTACCGCACCCGCACCCTGCGCGTGCGCCGCCGCGATCCGCTGCAACACCTCTTCCTTGTTCGGGTAATCGATCGCATCGAGCACGGCTTTCGCGTCCGTGAGTCCGGCGGAGTAGAGCGCCATTTCCATCGCCCATTTCCGCTCCTTGCTGAGCGCGAGCGAGCTCGACGGGCTCACGCGGATCCGGAACTGCTTGAGCAGTTCCTTCCGCTCCGCTTCGCCCGGCGGCTGCAGTCCGTCGAGATCGGGGAACGCACCGTCGGGACCGAGCGCCATTCCGTGTTGCAGGGTCGCGAGCACGCGCGGATCCCAGGTCATGGGCACGATCCCCTGCGGGCCCAGGAGATCGACGACGCGCTCGTCCGTGTAGTGCTGGAATACGCGCGCCACGACCCGCTGCCCGAGGTTCACGAGCCCTGCTTCGAGCTCGCGCGCTTTGAGCCGGATCGTGGCTTGGGTCGCGAGCTGCAGCGATTCAATCGCCGCAGCCGCAGTGACGCCCTTCGGGGCGCGTCCAAAACCGGTATCCATGAGGCCCGAGACGAATTGCATGTCCTGCTTGAGCATGGTGAGGAGCTCCATCACCCCGCTCGGAAGTGCCGCCCCCGTGTCGCGCTTGACCTCGCGTCCCACCCGCTTCTCGACGATCACGCCCGGCCGGCTCGTGAGCTTGTCGCGCTCGGTCGGGATGAGCGCGCCTTCGTCGAGGATCCAGATGCCGTTCGTCATGAAGCGGGCGTTGTCGATCAGGAGCGATACGATCACGTTGATCGCATCGTTCAGGTTCTTGAGCTGCGTGATGTCCGGGGACCCGTACGGCGATTCCTCGATCTGGTTGACCGTAAAATCGATCCACGGCCCCGGCCACGGGTCCCAATACGGCGCTTTGTCGTCGTACAGGACGACCCGGGGCGACAGCGCGCGCGTAATCATCCGGCCTTCGGGGTAGAGCGGCCTGTCGAGCTTGTCTGTGGCCGGGTCGCGGATCAGCCACTCCTCCACCCACGCGCGCGGCACAGCGCTCGCCATCATGCGACTCTTGCGCCGTGGCCGGCTGAACGGGAACCAGTGCCGCTGCTGGCCCTCCGTGTAGCTCGACAGGTCCGCGTCCGGCCGCACCATCGCGGCGCGCTCAGGATCGAACCGACGGCGGATGTCCCAGAGTGTTGCGGGCACGCGATAGCAGATGTATTCGGAATCCTTGAACGCTGTCGCGTTCGGGTCTTTGCGGATGAACCGGGGACTGATGCGCGAGATCCCGATATCGCCCTGGCCCCAGTTCTTGGTACCGTCCCAATAGCACTTCAGGTATGCGTTACTCGTGATGAACAGATCGTACACGCAGCGCACGAGCGCGCGGTCGACATCGTTCTGGAACCACTGCGCTTCGATAATCTCGCGCAGCTGCGTGTTGACACGCGCCCAGAACGCGTCGTTCGGCCGGCTCGTGATCTCGATATAGGGCTTGGTGTCGGTGAGGAGAGCGGCGGACTGCTGCACGATCCGCCAGATCTGGTTGTTCGTGATCTGCGCGAGCCCACCGGACCGAGGCCGCGCCCACTGCTCGCCCAGGATGTAGCGCTCGTTCCCGTCCCACTCGCCGACTTCTTTGCGATACGCCGCGTCGGACTCGTCGAACATCGCATCGAGCATCCCATGCAGGCGCCGCTCCTGGTCCGACATGGGCTGCACCTGCGACCGGGGCTCGGGCGCTATGCGGCGCGTAGGGAGACGCAGAACCGCCATCTGCCCTCCCGCAGCGCTTCTGTCTGAGTGTTAGACGAGTAGGGGGGCTACAGGAGTCCTTGGTCGAGGAATTGCTTGACGACCGTGCGGAACTTGTGCGCGAACGTCATCCGAAGCGATTGCGCGCGCGCTTCGGCACCCACGATCTGCTGCGGATCGCCTTGGCCGCGCACGCCCCACCACGTCTTGAAATGCTGGACGAACCGCTCGTCCGGGTCCGGAGTCGTCTCCCGCTCGAGCAAGAGGCGGATGTAGCGCACGATGCTGAGCCCGTGCTCCTCCGCGCGCGCCCGGATCGCTTTATCAAGCTCCTCGGTCACGTAGATGTGGAAGCTGATGGGTGCGGACCGGCGCGTTTCCGGCACTAGAACGTCCTCCAATCCAGATCGTCGGGCCGGTCCACGTTCCGCAGGTGCTGTCCCATGTCGTGCTTGAGCGCGTAATCGGGATCCTTGAGCGCTTCTGGGGGCAGTCCCTCGATCGCGTACTTCTCGTGCGGGACCGTGACCGCGGCCCGCCCGCGCGGCCGGTTCACATCATTCACGAACGCCGCGATCATCATCGCCATCACGCGATCGTCCTTGCAGCCAGGTGCCGCCTGCCCGGGCTCGATGAACCGCATCATTTCGCCTACGAGGTCCTTGCTCTGGATCCCGATGCTGCCGTTCCGCACGTGCTCGGACATGAGCGCGATCAGGAGCGGTTTCGTCTTTTGGTTCGTGACCCAGCCGATCTGGTCGGTCATCTTGTCCACGAACCGGTCCATGTAGCGCCACCGATACTGGTTGAAGTAGGTTTTCCGGAGCTCGGCCATCGTGCTGAACCCCTGGCCCTCGAGCTCGATCGCTACTTCCGCGCTATTGTACCAGCGCGCCACTCCTTCGATCCTGTGCGCGAAACTGATCGGTTCGATCCGCTGGTGCCACTCCGCGACCTGATTGTCCTGGTCGTCGAGCAACTCCATGCAGCAGAAATCCCCGCCCTCGACCCCAAGCGCCGCGTCACACCCCGCCGTGTACCGCTTCCCTTCTTTCGGGAGCTCCCAGATCTTGAGCGGACCTTTGGGATCCTCGTGGAATACGTTCGCGGGATCGACGTATCCCTGCGCGATCGGTTTCTTGCAGCGCTCGAGTGCGAGCTCGAGCCGGTAGTTATCGAACACGGGGAAGCCAGCCACGATCCACGCTTCCTCGTCGTTCGACGGGTACTCCTGGCGGAACAGGTCCTTGTCGCCTTTCTGCTCGCTGATCCGCATCCGCCGCCACGCGATGCGGCCGTCCGATAGTTTGTAGATCCGCTTGAGCCGCTTCTCTTCGTCATCGAGCGCGCGCTTCTCCATCCAGTGCAGCATGATCCGCCCGTGCAGCTCGTACTCCTCGACCGTGAACCACGGGATGAAGATCGCGCGAAAGGCGTTCGCGCCCCGCTTCATTTCCTCCCAGAACTCGTGCCACCAGTTCCCGGCCCCGTGCGCGGTCGACTCCATGAATACCATCGTGCCGGGCTCGTACGGCACGCCGTTAAAGAGTCCGCTGAACAGGTCCTCCGGGTACGGCCACTGCGCGATCTCGCTACAGTGCAGGATGTGCGTCGTGACGGCCCGGCCCGCGCCGATCTTGCCGGCCGTCCGGATATCGATCCGGCTGCCGAGCCCGAGGTCGACGGAATACTGCGGCGTCTCGGGCCGATCGAGCACGATCTCCTGGCGCGTGTTCCAGCGCCGCATCGGCTTGATCGGCATGTGATCGTAAAACGTCTTCGCCATATCGAGCAACCGGCGCGTCGAGTCCGAATCGTGCGCGATCGTGATCGCGTTCGTGTTAAAGTGGGTCGTGAGCCCCCACCACGAGATCCCTTCACAAAGCGTGCTACAACCGATCTGCCGGGGTTTCAATACGCCGATCCGGACAGGCTCGCCGTCGTCGATCTGCTGCGCGACCACGTTCCAGATGATCTGCTGCTCCCCGTTCAGGACGAATGGCGCGATCCGGCGATCCTTCGTCCGGATGCGGAGGAATGTCTCCGCGTACGTGGGGAAGTCGATCACGGCGCGGCGGACGGAGGACGGGACTACGCGCCCAAGGATGGGGGCTCGACCTCCTCGCCTCGAACATGGGCATCGAGCATAGCCTTGTGGCGCTCCTCGTCTGCCGTAAGTGGCAGATCGGGGATGTGCACGGTCCCGCCCCGGAACACGTCCTCGTGCCGGCCGCGCTGGCGAGGCGATACAGGTGCGGAGAGGATCCGCGGCCCCCGGAATCCCTCCTGGAAGGCGTCCATACTCGCGCGCACAGCGCGCAGGAGATCGACCAGCACCACGAGCGTGAGCGCGATCCCGCACGCGAGCCCGAGACCCAGCACGAGCAGGACCGCAGCGAGCGCGTCCTGGAGCGCCTGTCCGAACGTCATTTGGACGGCTTGACGGTGATCGTGTATTTCCCCCGAAGCTGAATCAGGTCCGCTTCGCGCTGGGTATCGAGAATGACCCAGAGATACTCCGGAAGATCCTCCTCACGACCCTTCGCAGGTCGGTCCGTGAGCAGGATATGAACACCGCAGACTTGGCGCCCGTCGTCGATGAAAAAGTTCAAGGATGTGCACTCGCCCTCAAGCACGATCTCGCTCAGCGCTTCCCGCTCGACCCTTTCGTCGGTTCCCGGTCCCTCCGCCACGGTCGCTCGCCTCCGGTTCCCTGATCTGGCGTACGAGCCCCTCCCACGACCCGGCCGCAGTCGGCGCGGGCGCGTCCGCGTCCTTGCTCCGGTTCACGAACGACTTGGGGAACTTCCGGTCGAGAATCTCTGCGGCGGCCCTGATCCGGTCCTTCGTGTCCTTCGCGCGCTGCGCGATCTCGACAAGGACGGCCAGCGCCGCTTCGGATGCTGTCTCGAGCGTGACGGGCGCTAGGGGAGCGGCTCCTCCGGACCCCCCTCCGCCCGCGAGGATGCGTCCGGTTGCGGGGTCGCGATCGGCGATGGCTCCGTCACCGGCGAGGATCCGTCCGGTGCGAGGATCGCGGGCGGTGATCCGTCCTCGAGTTCCGGCTTCCCCGCCCTGATCCGCGCTAGGCCGATCGTGCTGTATGTCGTCGTGCATATACCGCAGTAGTACATCCCTTCCGGCCGCGCGTCAAGCGCGAACCCGCAGATAGGACAGTTCTCCGTTGCCATCGCATCCTCCTCGTCGAGCAGATCATCTGCCGTGCTCCGCACGCACCTGCGCGATAAATCGCGGGATATCCGCCTCGTGCAACTCCTGCCAGCGCACGTAGACCTCGGGCCATCTTCGCGTGATGATCTCGATCTTGATCGGTCCGCACCGCGCGAAGAAGTCTCGCAGCTCCGCGTCGGAGAGATCCATCAGCTGCTCGCGTACAGTTACCGCCGGTACGGGGTCACCGCCCACGGGACCGCTACGTGCTGCGGATTCGTCCATCGCTCCCATGTCTTGATCGCGAGACCTCCTGTGCCGCAGACGTCGATGATCGCGGACGCGAGCGAGCTCGCTTCAGCCACGTTCGCTCCCGTCCACCCGTGCTGCGCGACATTATCTGCGAGCGCCTGCGCGCTGCTCGTGACGAGCACCCAGAACACGTCCTGACGCGACGGGGCATCGCCGTTTCCGTTGCCGTCACGGGATGACACCGTGCTCCTTGGCGAACTCGAAGAACTTGTCGATGTTCGATCGGACCTCTTCGAGGAACCGGAGCGCGATCGGGACCGGCATCGACACGGTCAGCTGCTGCACGAGCTCCGTCACGACGGGCGCGTGCTGGGCCAGGATTTGCGGGTGCTGGCGCGGCAACTGGAGCCGCATCGCGACACGATCGCCCGCAGCGCCGATGTCGAACCGGAGGATCGGTCCTACGGCCGCCACGTCCATCGGCTGCGCGGGCGCTTGAGGCTTCACGATCCCGGGAGCCGTGCCTTCGGACATATCTGAATCGATCGTGATGCCGGGGGCTCGGACCGGCGCGCGCGGGAACGACGGGATGCTCATGCGGACGCTCCTAGACCGCGTGCGTGCCTTCGACCCCGCGCGCTTCGCGATCGCGCGTGCGCGATGCCAAGTGGTTGAGCGCATACCGCAGATCGTCAATCGCGGCATCGTTCTCGATGCACCTGAATTTACTCCGCTGGTAAAAGTCCAGCCGGTCGATGCACGCGGCGATCACGTCCTCGACAAACGCACCGTTCGGCGGTTGCCGGTCCTCGCCTCGTCCGAGCGGACCGCGCTGCCAGCTGATGCAGAACCCCACCCCGGACGTCGCGCCGCCCTCGGGATTGTTCTGCGGATCGGAAAAGTGCCGGCTCGTGAATCCCTGTCTCATATGCCAACCAGCGCGGGGTTCGTGAGCGAGAACGTCACGTACAGCTCCTGGCCGAGCTCGAACACGCCGTGCGGGCGCACCACCGACAACCGGATCTCGCCTTGGGGGGTCGCGTCCCAGAACGCCTTGTTCTCGCTTCCAGGTTCGTCACCGTAGACCGCGTGCAGGACGTACGTGTGCAATTCCTCGTGCGCCGCTTTGTACGTTCCGTCCGGCTGTTTCACGGACCGCATCTGGTTGTGACGCGTGGTCTCGTCCACTCTGAACTTGGCGATAGTACCGGTCATGGCGTTCCCTCCCTGGTTAGTGCGCCTGCGCAGGCGGCGCCCCGTGCTGCTGCTCGATTTTCTGCACGAACGTGAGCAGGTGGTCGGGCGTTTTCGCGATCGCGCTCCGGCGCGTCACGACACTGTAGACTTCGCAGAGCACGTGGGAGAGCAGGATCTCGGCGGCGATCAGCCCCTCGCTCTTGTGTGTCGGCGTCCGGTTCACGAGTATCGTGAATGCATCGTACAAGTCGTGCGCGAGCTGCTCGCACCGGTCCGACACGCTGTACACCGTTTCCTGGGCCGACTGCCCGGCGAGTACCTGGACCGGGCCCGGGATCGGCTCCCGATCCGTCTCGCACCCGCACGCCCGGCACAGGGTCACGAGCATCTGTCCCTCCGTCCTGGTCGAGAGCGCGACCTTCGGACACTTCGGACAGTACCTCACGTGCGCGCTTCCGACTCCGCAATCGCATCGCGGAGCGTCACAAGCGCTTGCTCGAGACTCGCGACGAGTTCGCGCCCTTTCGCACGCTCCACACCGATCACCAGGAACGCCTGCCCCGATTCATCCGTCAGCACCCTGACGTCCTGCTGCGCCGGGATCGGGATCGTGACCCGGACCCGCTACCAGCCGTCGAGCGCGACGAGCGGTACGGACACATGCGCGCCGTCGAGGAAACGCACAAGCGCGTCCCGGAGAATGGGCAGCACGGGACGGTCGAGACCGGCGAGCAGGAGGGTCGGTGGGCGATTGTCCCACGGACCATACTGCACCCACTCGACGCACCCGTTCTCGAGCACGTGCGCGTGCAGGCAGCGCGCCGCCGGGATCGGTTCCACGTCCGCCGTGTCGCCGAACAGGTTGATCGCGACCGCGTCCTGCGTAAGCAGTGGCGCCACGAGGGCCCGGTATCTCATGCGTCTCCCCCTCTCGAGCGCTCGGGCATGAGATGCTCGCCCAGCAGGTCTTCCAGGTTCGGGATCCGCTTCTGCAGCAGCGGGATCGCGCGTTTGTGCCACCAGTACCATGCCATGCCCGTGCCCGGTCCGTACCCGAGCGCCTGGTTGATCGCCCGGAACGTCATCCCGTTGATCCGCAACTCGACGGTCCGCCTCGCCATGAACGGCAGCCCGGCGAGCGCTTCGCGCAGCACGCGCCGCCCCACATCGCCCGGACCCCAACCCGACGACACAGTACGCCGTGCACGTGGTCCCGGAAGCGCGATACTCGGCGCCGGGCCCGGTACTGGCCGGTCCGGATGCCGCCGCGGTCGCGGCCGGCGCCGGTTGTCGAGCTTCGGGGTCTGGAGCGGCTCGAGCGTGACGCCATCGCGGGGCGTTACGTCAGCCACGTCGTCCCGGCCAAGAACTCCGCGTTCTCGCGCCACGTGTTCAGGTACTGCTCGACCAGCGCCGCTGCGCGCGCGTGCTTCGCATCGATCGCTTTGACCCTGTACACGAGCTCGTACCGCCGCCACTCGTACTCCGCGTTCATGAGGCGCTCGTGGTCGGGCAGGGGTCGCGCACCGTTACCGTTCGTCTTCGCGCGCGGCGCGACTGCGTGCATGACCGGCGCGCCGATCACTACCGCCCCGATCGCTCGCATTACATGCCCGATCACCCCTCGCCTCGTCATTCCCTGTTCTTGCTCCATCGCTCGCCCTCCGTTCGTCGGAGTTCCCGGGTTCGCTGCTCGTCTGACTTTCTCCTCCTTTGTTCCTTCGATTTCATGATCCCCGCCGTGCGCGCTCGCTTGGGGATGAGAGAGTCCGAGAGAGAAACCCCTTGTCTACTTTTTCCCCGGATTCCCTCCCTTTTTGCCTGATCCACCGCTTGGGGGATTCGTGGGGGAGAGCTTCTCGATGCCTGAAGACCGCCTAAGGGCCTCCCCCGGGGCCTTTTCCCGGGGGACGGCCCAGAGCGGCGCCGTGTCGCGTGCCGCGTGCCCGAAGCGGGGCCGCGCCCGAGCGGGGACGGGCTGGAGGCCGGGAGTGAGCCGGGCGGTGAGGGAAGGGCGGGCGCCGCTGCGCGGCGCCGCGCCCCGTTGGGAATGACCGTGACCGAGCAGGGAGTCCAGCATCGCCCCGGTCCGAGAGGTCGGTCGCATCCCGGGAGCGCCGAACGAGTTTCGCACCCGCTGCCGGTCCTGTGCCCGGTCCGAGGTGCGTTCGACTCCGAGCGCTCGCGGTCCTGGCGGGGTGCTCTGGGGACAGAGTTGGTCAAAGCCCACCCGAGCCTGACGAGATCGCGCGCCCCCACCCAACCGAACCACCGGACCGCAGACCAAGGAAGCAGGGAAGCAGAGCGGGAACCAAAGAGATCAGAAAGCAAAAAGGGTGGGAGCCGGTGCACTCTCCCACCCCATCCCTACCCTTCCCCTCCCTCTCAGGAGGGAGAGATCAGTCACTCAAGGCCGACAGCCGCGAGCAGCGCCTGGCGATCAACGGGCTCGACCAGGAACCCCCGCTCATCCTCGCCCGTGTCCAGATCCATCGCCAGGTAATCGCACGCGTGCCCGGCCGGATAGTCAGCGCTGGCCGCGACCCGGGCCGCAACGTCCGGAGGGATCCCAAGCGCATCCGCCGCATCCGGCCAGTCACTTGTCTCGAACCGTGCGCCGAGCCGACAGAACGCGAGCGCGGTGAGCGGGCAGCACCACTCGTCACACCCCACCACGTCCGCCCGTACCGCACCTGGCAGCGATCCACCGCTCATGGTGCACCACTCCACCCGGTCCGGCCCACAGTCCCGCCGGAGCGCCTCGCACACGTCCTCGAACGTATCGAGCTGGCTCAGATCCCTCATGGCACGCCCTCCCCGGTCCGGACCTTGGCGAGCATCTCACCCGCCAGATCCGCCGCGTTCTCTTCCGCGACGGCAGCGCGCAACTCCGCGGCCCGGGCTCGGTGCGCGGCATTCGCCCCCTCCTGTGCCGCTGCGAGCGATTCCTGAACGCCGGCCATCCCGCCGTTCCCCTGGTACCATCCGACCCGGTTACTGAGCCGGTACTCCGCGCGCAGCGCGGCGTCGATGTGTTCGAGCACGCCCTCCCACGCGACCACATCCTGCGCCAGCCTGAGCGCTGTTCCTTCGCGCACCTTCATGGCTCCTGCCCTCCTCCCCCGCTCGCGCGGTCCTCCTGGTCCGCCTCCAGGTGCGCATCGATCCCCAGCCAGTCGTCAAACCCGCGCTGGAGATCCCCCACGACCTCTGGCGGTACCCCTGGTGTGGTCAGCACCCGCACACCACTCCCTGCCGGGCCCGGCGCGCCATCGTCCGCAAGCAGACCCAAGTCCCGCAACCGTTTCTCGGCGGTCCTCAAATTCCCGCCGACGTGCGCCTCCCACGATACCGGCCAGACCGGGTCCGGCAGCACGAGCACGTACCACCGCTCCCCGTGCCGACCCCAGCCCGCGTTCCGGTCCTCGAACACCATGCCGTGCAAGCGGGCCGCCTCCTCCAGCCGCTTCCGCCGAGCTGACCCGCTCACGGCGTCACCTCCTCGGCCTGGCACTCGTGGTCCGGAACCTCTACTGCGAGCGGGTCCGATACCGGCACCCACGTCCAACACTTCGTGCACAACATCACCCACTCCGTCCTCCCCGCGTTCCCGCTCACGGGCTCCCCACCTCCTTCCCCGCCTGACGGCGCTCCACGTACTCCCAGCCATCCAGGAACGCGCGCAGCAGCCCGTACAACTCGCGCGCCGGTACGTGCCCGCACCGGAACACGTCCGACACGCCGCCACCCTCACTCACGGTCAGGTACAGCGCCCACCCGCCATACGCGCCGTCGATATAAAACATACCGACAGTCGCCCGGTTCTGCCCGTCAGCACGCGTCCACAACTCCGTCCCGTCCGGGAACCCCGCGCGCCGGTTCAGCACCCTGCACACACCGTCCAGATCCCGCCGCGTGATCCGATCCATCAGAACGCCTCCTCATCGTCGACATTGTCCCCGTACCGCATCAGCACCTTCTGCCCCACGCACTCGATGCCCGGCATGTCCAGGAGGTCCGGCCATCCCCAATCGTCCGGCTCATCCATACCGTCCGGCACCTGAATATCGAGCGTGACCCGGAACACTCGACCCCGCTCCCTCATGGCCGTACCACCACAAGCGCTACGCGCGTTCCAAGCGCGCACACGGGCCGGTACTCTTTTTTGCTGCGCGGGAACAACCGCTCAGCCGTGAGCAGCGCATCACGACGCGCTTCCGGGCCAGTCAACAATCCCGCGTTGGACGTGTGCGATTCCCCATTCTTTGTATCGAACACCTCGATGAATGTTCTCATGCCCGTGCCTCGAACGTGCCCCGAAGCGCGACCCGGCACTCGCCGAGCACGGCCATCATGTCATCCCGCGACCCCCGGAACAGCGCGCGCGCCACGATCTGCGTGGCGCCCTCGATCGGGCCCGGCCCGCCCCGGTACACCTGCACCTTGAGCGCGTACCGCGTGCCGTTCTCACGTGACCGCACCAGTTCGATGATCGCGCGCCGCCCCATGTTCGGACCGCCCCGCACCCGGCCCGTCAGCACCCGCACCAGCGACCCTCTGCTCATCGGCACATCCCCTCCTCTTCCGCACGAAGGTACACCCCCATTATACACGGGCGCGGGCGCGCGTCAATCCGGAACATAGTTTCGGTATTCACGCAGGAGGATCAAGCGTTCGCGTAGAACACCCGTACTCATGGGATATGCGGACGGAGAGTACAAGCGCAAGTATGCGCGGTGGTGGAACCGGACACACCCCGAGCGCGTACGCGCCAACAAGCGCGCATGGTATCGCCGACACATCGACCGGGAACGCGCACGCGCACGCAACCGCCTAAGGGAAAAACGCGGATACCTGGGACTTACCTGGAGAACCGGGATGCGACGCACCGGCGGCAGACCGCCGGGCTACACCGACATGCACAAGAAGGTTTCGTGGACGCGCGGCACGCCGCGTCTGTGCAGCCACTGTCACTCTACGGTAGCGAAACGCTACGAGTGGGCGCTGAAACCCGGCGGGAACTACTGGAATATCTGGGATTACGACCGACTTTGTCGCAGTTGCCACTGTCGCCGTGATATGATTCCTGCAAAGCGTACCCCGGAGTAAGAAACGAGAACGGCGCCCCAGGCGAGCGCCGTCCCCGTCCTTTTACCTCCAGCGCGTGTCGGGCTGCTACGCGTGAGGGCCCGAATGTCATTGTCACCGTCCACGCACGCACGCCGGCGGCACCTGAATCTAGTGCACCGCTAGAACTCATACCCGAACCCGACAAACGGTCCGGCAAACGTACCCGACTGCCCACCCGGCAGGATTACGTTCGACCAGCGGTAGCCAATTTCGTACAGCTGCTGGTGCGTGGTGGTGTAGCGGAGGCTTACTTGATAATCGTGCGCGGCGCCTCCCCACACGCCAACGCCTCCCACACCCCCATCGGGGCATCCGTCGATGCAAATCACGGGATGTAGATACTGGCCAAACGACCCCAGAAGCGTGACATCACCCATAGGGAGCGTGAGATCCGTACCGACGCGAACGCCCTGCCATGAGTGCGCTTCTTGGACAAGATCGTTGCCCGCGTACCCGACGAACAACCGCACGTCGTTTTGGCCGACATGCAGCGCGTCCCACCCGACCTCGAAGACGTAGTCCGCCACGTAAAGCGCGTCGTAATGGTCAGTCCCCGGAACCGCATGATCCGCCGCCCATAACGCGTTCAGATGGATCGACCATGCCTGGTCGACGTACCAGCGGGCATCCACCCCGTACACAGGGAGGGAGGTATGATTTCCCACCTGCCAGTACTGCGCTTCCCAATCGGCACGCGGCGCAGCCATGACAGGCGCAGCGGCCAGCAGCACGACGAGCATGGCTCCGATCACGTGTCTCACCGGTACATCCACCCCGCGCACGCCACAACCGCGGCCACCACACCGGCCGCCAATATGAATCCGGCCGCCGTCACGAGCATCTCGAGTACCCATGCTCCGAACGATTCCTCATCGAATCCGTCGCGCACGGCCATCACCCCGCTCCCATTCTACCGCGCCCGCGCCTGCCGTGTCAAGCAGCCGGGGGAAGGCGATCCCGCTGTCCGCTCAGGGCGCTACGCATTGTCGGACCGCCCCGACCCCCCGGCCGCATCGAATCGTGCGAAGTCCCACCCTTTCCACCACGCGCGCCGGAAAGCACGGGCGTAAGTCACGTGTCCTCCGCGTGTCCGTCGATCAGGATACGGGTTTGATTGCCTCGGCTCACCGCGCATAAACGCCTCGCGACCTTTCGTGTACGCTATGCCAAGCACAACATCACCGCCGCGTGGCTTCACCCGTTCCGGCGCCCCGGCCTCGGTGGGGGAACGTTGTCCGGGCCCGCTTTCACGATCGGGCTCCACTCCATCTCGTGCCAGTGGCACCGCGGGCACACGACCGGCGCGATCAGGATCTGGCCCTGCGGTTCGAGGTGGATGAGCGCGCGCTGGAGACCGATCTGGACGAACCCCTCGAACACCGGGAGCTGGCCGGTCGAGCAGTAGCGGCTGACCTCGTGACCGCAGTGCGGACACGACGGCCTGATGTATTTCTTCTCCGGGTCCGACCTGATCCCGACATCGGGGATGAACAGGATCTGCATCCCCGCGTGGTCCTTGTCGACCGCCACCCCCGCCTGTTTCGCCTCCGCGCCGGGCAGCGGCACGACACGCAGCTGCGGCTTCCCGTCCGGACCAGGCACGGTCTCGGCGTCTGTGCCGGGCGTGTCCTCGATCGCGGGCGTGTCAGTCGGGGTACGCTTGTCCTCGGGCTCCTGGTCTTGCATCGTCACGGAAGTCCGCTCCTTTCGTCGGGCGATCCAGCATGGCAACAGCGCACCTGGGGCACAGCACCTGCGCCGGCTTGCCGATCCCGGGCGCGAACACGACCGCGCGCGCGTACTTGTGCGCATCCGCTTCGTGCCCGCCAAACTCCGCTCCACACCTCGGGCACCTGAGCCACGTGTACCCGCGCAACGCCGCGTACAGCCTGTTCCAGGTCCGGCTCCGGCCAAGCCACCACGGCCTCACGACGTCCAGCCCATCGCCTTCTTGAGCGCACGTCCTTCGCGCTTCTGCACGCGGACCCGTTCGCACCGGATCCACTCCGCGGGCGCCTGCAACCCGCGCGGCCGTTCGCCCCGGAGCCGCGCCGCGCGCCCAAGCTTGAGCGCGGACCGATACTGACGACCCGGCCGACGCGCACCCATGCCCACTGTCTTTGTACTGCGTTCACACGCCACTCGACACCTCGTCGTCGTCTGGGTCTAGGTGTTGCTCGGGATCGTACTCATCCTCGTCGCTCGAGACGTACTGGCACACCGTCCAGTGCAGGCAATCCGCTGGCGAGCTCTGCCAGTGGTCCTCACCGTCGCAGTCGCACGCTTCGCCGCAGTCCGGGCACTCATGCACGTGCGGTTCTCCGCTTCGCGTCCCGGTCCGCTGCGGCCTGCCGTGCGCCCGGGCACGAAAGCCAGTGGGACGCGTACAGCGATGTGCGCGTATCCGTGCCCGTCGTTGTCGGAGGATCGAGCGGGATCCGCGTAGCCTTAATCGGCACACGTGCCCACACGATCCACGCCGGGCAGTACCTACACTGCACGGGGTCCCCGCCCTCGAGCCGGTAGACCCGCGTGCTGTAGCGCCCGTCACGACCAAGGTAGCAGACGGCCTCGACGAGTCCGCTCACCGCCCGCCCCCCAGTACCGGCCTCCAGTTACAGCAGGAATCGTCTTGGTAGTGCGCGTGTAACGGCTGCCGGTCGCAATACCCGACTACGGCGCCCGGGTTGGACTCGCGCGCCTCCGCGCGCCGCAGTTCGTCCCACGCGTACACGTCGACCTTGTGCGTGTCACGCAGTCTGTCGTGCCATTCCCGGTCCGCGTACAACGCAAGCGGCGCCATGCGCTCGGCCCGATACCCATGCTCGCACTCGATCACGGTCCCCCACATCGCGACACGCCCGACCACAATCTCGCGACCGCTTATCCCCGGCCATACCGCATCCTGCGCCAGTTTCACCGCGTAATACCCGCACGAGCACCACGATTTCGGTGCTCTGTGCGGTATCGGGGACGGCGGCGGGTACCTGCACGCGGCCGGCTGCGAAACGTCGAACGGCATGTGCCCGTACAGCGGCCACAAGAGCCCGCTCTCTTTCACCTTCCAGGCGCGCCAACCGGTAATGGGCTCCGTTCCGGGGACCTCGGGGAACCAGTCGTCGTAGTCTCGCTCGGTTCGGGCTTGGGGCGTGAAGATGACTCGTCCGGGTCGGGGAACGAACCCGGTAAGGGCTCCTGTAGCGGCGAGATAACGTGACGCCTGACCGGCCGACCCACTTGCATCGCGTAACACCCCCTCGGTGATCTTTCGTAACACGCTCGCGTCCATGACCCCGGCACGGACCGCATCCGCGATCAGGTTGAACATCGGGTCGATGGTCTGCCGGCGCCCGCGTAGCCAGAGTCGTTGCGCCTCTGCGGAGGCGAGTGTTCCGGGAGGACACCCGCCGGGTGTGTATAACGGGAACGGACGTGCGACGAGCGCCTCCCGAATCTCGCGCAGTTTCGCTACGAGCGCACGGAACGTGCTCATCGCGGCGGCGGGAGGCGCCGAGCCCCGTTCCCGCCGATCGCGACGACCTGCGGGGTGTCGAGCTCAGGCAGCGTGTGCCCGCTCTCGGTGTTTGTCTTTTCGATGAGCCCGATCACATGCCCGCTGTGCGAGACGGCATCTACCGCGGCGCGCTTCCGGTACAGCGCGAGGAACTCCTTCCGCACCCACGCCTCTTCCGCCTGCGGGTTCGACGATTGTGCGATTCGGTCGCGGATGGACTGCGCGCCCACGAGGTCCTGGATGACCTGCGGCACAAGCCGATCCTCGTACGTGTACGACTTGTACGGGTCGTCGAGGCACGCGATCGCTTGCGCCCACGCCTCGAGCGCGTGCACGTCCGCCACGTCCTCAGCGTACTGGCGACTGTCGCCCGTGTGCCCGAGGAGGTCCGCCGGTTTCGGGGGGAAGTGCTCGGTCCGGCACCACTCGCCTGTCCGCCGCACTACGTCTTCATCCGACGCGGACTCGAGGAGCTTGAACCATACGTCCTGCGCCTTCTCGTCCGTTCTCGAGAAGTTACCCGAGAACACCACGCACAACAGCTCCCAGATTCCGGAAAACCCCCCTGGCGTCATAACCGCCCCTCCCGTTGCGCTCGCTCAATCCGCTGCGCCACCCTCGACGCCGACTCCCGCATCGTGGGCGGACGCGCCTTCAGGATCCTTGCGCAAACGCCAGCCAGGAACATCGCCGGATTGTCGGCCACGGCGACCTTCGCTTCGGCTTCGCCGAGCGCCTGTTTCACGACTTCGGCACCGTACCGGCGCGCCACGACCGCGACGCGCGCGCACTGCTTCTTTCTCCCCCGTACCCCTTCTAACCCCTGGAGCCTGCGGATAACCTCAACAAGCTCATCAGGTACTTGTTCCTGTTCTGTAGTTTCTCTTGGCAGTATAGCTTCTTCCGGTACTTCTCCGTTAGGAGATACTACAGGACTAGGACTAATACGGGAGCGGGACCGTGTGGATTCCGCTCGGATTCCGCTCGGATTCCGCTCGGATTCCGGGCGGTGGCGGGAACGATCTCTAGCCCTTAATCGTAGCACTCTAGCACGCGACGGGTTGTACTTCAGAAAGTCGTGAATGCGGTACCCACCGGGGCATTTTTCCCACAGTCCAACCCTTACAAGATCATCCGCAACGGTCATTTCCGTCTGGGGAAGCAACAGATTCCATCTGGAATCCGGCAGGAATCCGTCCAGAAGGTTGCGGGCCGAAAACACAATGCTGGCAACGTATACAGCGAATCCCTGAATACCGACTGACGCGATCTTGGGGTTGTCGAGGATGCCGTCGTCGATCTTGACCCACATCGCAGCGCCCCCAACCTTGGCGTCAGGTGGGTGGGGGCGAGGCGGTTGGAACCCCGCCCCGTGATCCCACCTGCTGGGAAACCGACCCGTTGCGCAGCGGATCGGGCCGAGAGTCAGGCCTCCTGGAGCCCGACTCTGCGACTTTCGGACTACGACGTCCACCCCCGAAACTCCTGCTTTACGTCCCGATCGTCGGCTCAGCGAGGGCTCGAGCGGCAAGATCGGCGCCAGCAGCCACTTTCCGCCGCGCCCTACTGTGGATCCCGCGCCGTGCGGGCTCCCCGTCCCCCCTAACGGTCGGCATCCCGGCGGGTATGGGGAGCTTCTCCGGCGCAACGGGCGCCGGAGCCCCCTTCGCTTTTGCTCTCCGCTCCCGCATCCGGACCGCGGCCGGGGTCTGACTCAGAGCCCCTTTCCTCCGCTTCCGTAGGGGCCGCGTCAGCTCCCGCCGTAGCGTTTTCTCCGCTCGGTTCAGCGCGGACGGCAGCGCATCGGCGAACGTACGCGTGTCCTTTCTCGGCCGGCTGCTCCGCCGGCGGGACGGGCTCAGCACCTCGAGGGTCTCGCGGAGTGACGCGATCTCTTTCTCGCGCTTCCTGATTGCCGACTTGAGCCACGCAACCATGCCAGGCACGGTCTGCACCTCCCCCTTTCGCTGCTTGCAGCCGTTACTTTAGCGCGTAAAAGTGCACGCTGTAACGCGCTGCAGCTCCTTTCGTGACCTCTTCGTTCACTGACTCTCCTCCCACGGTACCCACGGCTCTGCGCTCACGCCGATCACCCTCCACGTTTTCGGAACGATAATAAGCAGCGCGTCGAGCGCTTCCTCGGGTCCCGAAGCCCTTACCTGAGCGTCAATATCTGCACCGACCGCACTCAGGTTCGTGGATGCTTCCGCGATCTCGACCGTCACATGGACGTGCCACAGGTTCGCGTCCGCCTCCGCCCGCCGCTTCGCCTCACCCACGGACTGTCTCCTTCGGCGCCGGCAGCCGGAGCGTGCCAGTACTCAGCGCTTCGCGGATGTGCTCGCCGATCACGCGGCCGTCCGCGAGCACGATGTCGCCCAGGAACGTCTCCTCGAGCGACCGCAGGCCGAAATCCACCGCGTCGAACTGGCTCTTGAGATACCAGTACAGCGCCCGCCACACCTGGCGATCCCGAGCATCCCTTGCCGACTGACTGGCCCAGAGCCGCTTCTTCGGGTCCCTCCACACGTGGATCAGCATCTTGACCGCGACCGGTGCTTTGCGCTTCTCCGGGCCGTCTTGGAGCTCTTTCACGTAGGAAAACGCGAACCCGAGCGTGTTCGCATTAAAGTCCTCGAGGAACTGGATCCCGGTCGCGCTGTGGCGCAGAAGCAGCGTCCGGATCTGTTGCTGCGTCCGGCCCACATCGACCCGCGTGTCCTTGTAACTCTCGCGCGGCATTGTTAGGGCTTCGTGTTGATCCTCAGCGATGGGCTCCCGCTTGCGACCAGTACGAAGTTCGGGCCCTCCTGCACTTCCTTCATCGGCTGCAGGTAAGTCTCGACGTTCGGCTCCTGGTACGACGGGCTCACTGTCCCGTCAGTGTTGGCGCAGAACACCCATGTCCCCAGAGCAGTAGCCGGCGGGTACAAACCGTTAGGCTCCGGTTGCGGCAGCGTCCAATGGCTCCCTGCGCGGTACTCAATACCGTTCGGGTTAGTCAGCTGCGTTGAGTAAGGAATCGGGAATCCGATGCTGGGACATGAGAACAGTACTTTCCCGGTGAACGGGCTCCGCACGTAGGAGTACGTGGCGACGGCATTGTTCCGCGCTCGATAGGTCTCGATCAGGATATGGCGCTCGAGCGACCAGTTGAAGAACGGCGGCGGCTGGTTCCGCACGTAGAGCGCTTGCTGGTTCTCCACCTGCCGATTCTCGACGCTCACACTGCTCCCGCCGCACCCAGATAGTGCGACTGCTGCGACTGCGAACATGCACACCGATTCCCATTTCACGGCGCACCCCTTCTCAGTGAACAGCGAGAAAGCCTTGAATCTCTGGAGGCACGTTTCCAGGGATAAGGATGGCTACCTGCCGCATCTGCAGGATGATCGCCGCCTGCTGCGCCTCCATCGCTGAGATCGTCCCCGGATCGGCACCGCGTTTCTTGGTCTCCAGAGACGTGTAGCTGTTATAGAGTTGGACAAGGGCCGTCTGCTGCGTCGTAACATACGGGTTGCTCTGACGGACGGCCTTGAACTGCTGCCCGTAGAACCACGGTAGGATCGTGTAGTACCCGATGACCGACCCCACCACGAGCGCAATCCCTAATACCACGGCTACCACTTCTTGAGGCACTGTTATGCGCATGGTCACTCCTTTGCCAGTACGGCCATGAGATCGCTCGCGTGCACGAGCACGAAATCCTGCTCGTGCAGATCATCCCGGCTCGACTCGAATCCGCTCACGCGCGGGTACAGGACCCGGTCCCCAATCTCGACCTTGACCGTGTCCGCGATCGGCACGACCCGGCCCTCGTGCTCGACGTATCTCCCGGGCCCGAGCTTTACCACGACCCCGCTCTCGAGGTTCCGATCCCGCACCTGACCCGGGAGCACGATCCCGCCCTTGGTTTTCTCCTCGGGCTTGTCACGCTTCACGAGTACGCGGTCCCCGAGGGGCTGGGTCACTTTTGCCGTCAGGGTGTCGTGTGTCTTGGTTGCCATGCTCTCCCCCTTTCCATTCCGATTTCGGATTTTTAGATGGGGCGGGCCATCCTACAGGCCGGAGCCACCGAATTGAACGGCGCGCTCCCAACTCCCGTAACCAGGGAAGCCCTCGCGCTAGGCTGCGCTCACCCGCCCCACCTTTCACGGCAGTACCCATCGCAGGAACCGCACCCAGCCTGCGTAGAACAAGCACGCGCCGCAGAACGCGATCAGCCACCACTCGATCTTGACCGTAAGCGGCATCGCCTCCCGGTACGGACCGTCGACGCTCGTGAGGAGATACGACCGGCGCCGGAGATCCTCCGGGAGCCCGCTCGCGCACATCCGCAGCTCCGCGACGAGGTACCGGAGCCGCGCGAGCCCGGGGAACCGGCCGTCGTGCTCGTAGTACTGCGACTGCACCATCCGGCCCACGTTCCGCACGCGCGCGTAGAACAGCCGGTACACGTCCACGCTTACTGCGGCGTTTCTGCCGTCCGGCCGATCCGCTGGATCTTTACGATCCGCTTGACGAATGCGTCCACGGTATAGCCCTTCTGCTGTTGCACGGACACTTTGAGGAGCCAATCCGTCCCCACCACCTCTTCTTGCCCGTCGTCCAGCGTAGCTTTGACCTGCTCCTTGATCTCGGTGTCGATCCGGTTGTACTCCTTGGCCGTGGCTTCGAGCTCGGCGCGCCGGCGGAGCTTCTGCTCGAGCTCGGGATCGTCCACGAGCCGGGCGCCGGCCATGAGGGCCTCGTTGGGCAAGCACGTACCGAAGAAGTCGCATCGCCCGCAGATGTCCTGATCGTACGGGATCCGGTCCGGGAGCGTGCCCATCGCCACGTGCCGGTTGATCGCATCCGCCTTCTGCACCAGTTCCTCCGCCCGCACGTAATCGAGCGGAATCACGACTTGCTTCAGTTCACCTGTGGCTTTGTTTTTCAAGATCAGCAGTGCGTGCTCTTTGTTCGACATAATGCAGTATAGTACGAGTTGATCGTACCACCCGCGTACCCAGTGCTGACGCGCGTTGCGGAGTGTGTCGACGCTCTGAATCTCGTCGAACGTGTACGAGGAGCACGACTTTACATCAAACGGAATACCCTCTGCGACGATCCCGTCTGCCTTTGCGGTGGCAATCATCCCGTCGATCCGGCCCGTGATGTTGTGCTCCTTCCAGTCGAAAGTTTGCTGCTGACGTAGCACCGTGTACCCGGCTTCCTCGATAGCGCGGATCACGGCGGTTTCGTGCAGCTCGCCTTCTTTGAAGATCGAGAGCAATGTCGGACTCGGTGCTTGCGCTTCCGCCCACCGAGTCCTGTGATAGACCAGATGACGCAGACAGGGGTGTGGAAGTGCTGAGGCGCGATTCGTCCGCACAGGCCATCGCTCGAACTTATCGACGAGGTACAGTTTCACCGCAGTCGGAATGTCAGGAATGTCAGTGATAGTCTGCATTTGCCATCACGTCCTTGGGACGATTTACTCTGTGTAGCAGGTCCCACATGTTTTGGCGATCCGCTTCCTCGTTTACACCTACGCGCGCTCCCTTGTGCGGTAAGTGCGTCTCGATTTTCTTGTCGAATACCACACCAAGCGCAGCGTGAAAACTCTTGAGCTTGAGAAACGGTCCGACAGCGTTCAGAATCCATGCAGCGCGGCGTCCTGTTACCCGCCATGTCCAGCGTGTTCTCGGATCGTTCGGACGCCGTTTAGCGTTGGGCCGTAAACGCTGCATGGTCACAACGCCTCCAAATACGTCCTGAAACCATCGCGGAAGGGTAAACGTCCCCATCGCCACGACGAGCGTCAAGTTATAACGCATCGCACCATGCCTGGTACCCGCTGACCTGTGAATGAGTATACAGCCTTCACCATCAATAACCCCTGCGGCATAACACAGTTCCTCCGTGCAAACCGCTCTACCCGTCCACGGAACAATCGTCATGCCGGCACCAACTCCGGGCCCGGTCCGATCGGCTGCTCGGGATCGTCCGCGACCTCCTCGAAGTCGATCGCGCCGCACGGCTCGTCCGAGTACCCCCGCTTCATCGACGTGCACTGCTCCGGAGGCGTTATGCCCGTGTACGTCGCTCCGCAGACTACACACATCCAGGTCGTCATTCCAACACCCCCCGTCGCATCCGTTCTTGTGCCAACGCCGCCTGTTCCTCGAAGATCATCTGCCGTGCGGACTTGGGCTTCGGCATACCCAGCGGTCGGTAGTGCGGATCGTCCGCCGGCAGCAGGGAGAACTCGCCGCTCACGACCCGTCCCTTGCCGTGGAACGCACCCTTGCACCGGCACCTACACCGCGGGTGCTTGGCGTTCTCGCACCGGTTCGCCTGCCGCTCCGTGAGCGGCCTCACAGCCCGAGTCCCTCCTGCTCCTTCCCCGGCGGTTCGACCGGGAGCGGAGGACCGTCAGCAGCGGTAGCCGGTGGCGGAGACGGAGGTGGCGTGTACATGGGGATCGGCTTCTTCTCCCGCTCCATCCGCTCCTTGAGCCGCGCGTAGATGATCTGGGACGCCTGCTCCACGTTCTTCGACTTCTGCTGGAACGCCGTCCACGACCCCCAGCCGGTAAAGCTCTTGTAGGCGCTCACGGACACGAGGAGCGCGACCCCCTTCGGAGAGTCCGCTTTGTCGCCCACGTACGCGGCCACGAGGTCACGGAGGCTCGTGAACCACGACTTCCCATCCGGCGGTCCACCGTTCCCCGCGGGGGGAGAGGCATCAGGGGCGCGGGACGGAGCGGGACGCGCTCCACCGCTTGCCGCCTTCGCGACGCCCTGACCTCCCCTGGCCTCCCCCCCGAAACTGATGGATGCCGCTTTCTTGCGGTCGAACCCGAGCTCCTCGAGCTGCTTCCACGTGAGATCCCGGATCCCGAGAATCCGCGTAACGGCGTTCATGACCATGTTGCTGAACGCCGCCTGAATGATGTCGATCTGCGACACTTCGCTCGACGGCAGCAGGATCTTCTCCCCGGTCGGTCCGCGCCGGCTGGCATAGAACTGGTCGCGTGACGAGCACTTGCCTTGCACGGCAAGGGAATCGCCGTGGAAGTGCGCGACCGCGTCGATGATCCAGAAGTAGTACGGGCCGTTCTGATCGTTGTCCTCGAACTTCTCGCGCCGCAGACCGTCGATCGTGATGCCGAACAGCGGCCGGATCCGCTCGCAGCCGGCAGCGCCCAGGTACGGCTTGCCGCCGAAGTCGGACCAGTCCTGCTCGAGCGTGCGCTTGAGCGCGATCTGCGTGACCCGCTGGAGGAACTGGAACCGCAGGTCCGCGACGACGATCGCGCGCTCGAGCTTGTCCATCGTATCGATCAGCCCGACCGGCACCGGCTCGAGCTCGCGGCCTACGGGAAGCTTTTCTGCCACCGTCTCATCGGGCATGACGCAGCACCACCTCCACCACCTGAAATACGCACCTGTCGAAATCCCGCTCCAGCATTTCGGGCGTGTACCGGAGCACGCGCCACCCGAGCTCAACGGCGCGGTTGTACTTCTCGATGTCCGCCGTGAACCCGCCACCGCGCGTGTGCCGGCCGCGCGTCCACACGGCTCCCTCGAACTCCACTGCGACCTGTTGTTGCCACGCCGCGTCGAACCGCCAGCGACGATCAATGTCGAACTTGAACTCGAGCAGGGCCGGCGTGCCGACGATGTCCCCGATGCGCGCAAGGAAGGTCGCGTATAGATGCCGCGTCCCAAGGGTCGCGCGCACCTGTCCGGGCTTCACGATGATCGCGCTATCACGCCTCGGCACGGATCCCTCCGAACCGGGATTTCCGGTCCGCCTCGAACTCCGGCCACAGGTTCGCCGCGAGCACGATCGCCAGGTCTGTGATCTGGACGCGGTAGTACAGGTTGGACGTCCACCCCGATCCGCGGTCGATCGCGCGGGCGATCTGGGTCCACGAATACCCGCGACTGTGGAGCGCGATCACCGCCACGCGCCGCCAGAGCCGATACGTGGCGTTGCCCCACCGCTTCCCGACGAACGGGACATGGCTGCGGCGCTGCACCCACGTCACGAACGCGTACGCGAGCGCGCCGGTAGGATCATCTACGACCGCGGCCGCTGTTTGAGCCACTTGTCCCACCTGCTCCGCAAGTCCTGCTCGTTTACGGGGCCCATGAACTCCGCAATCCGCCGGAAGTCGCGCGGCTGCGCGGTCCCCTTCGTCCACTCGAGGAGGGCGCTGTAGGAAATCCCGATGAGCGCCGCAGCGTCCATGAGCTTGAAGCCGTGCTCCCGGCAGTACCGCACAAGGGGATTCGATTCCTTCCACCGCCTGAGCAGCGCTACGCGCTCGTCGGTCGACACAGGCATGGGCCACCTCCGCCCCCACCATACAACGGGCGCGGGCGTGTGTCAAGAGGGGAGAAAACGGGATCTTACGCTTGCGGGGTCGCGGCCGGGACGACGTACAGCGTGTACTGCTGACCGATCACCATCTGCGGGGATGAGGCCGTGTCGGTGATCGTCATGGTCGTGACGTTCGGCTCGAAGTCGGGCGCCGACGCCGCGCACGTGTACGTGTAGGCGCCGCTCGAGCCGGTCACGTTCGTGCACGTCACCTGCGTGCTGAAGAGTTCACTGATTAAGGCCATGCTATGCTCCTCCTTACGGCAGAACGACCGCCACAGGATTGAACGCTACGGAGTACTCCTGACCGACCACAAACGCGGCCTTCTGCGCCGTATCGGTGAACTGGATCGTGCCGACTGCGGCCGGTTGTGGGTGGTTCGCCGCGGCGCGCGCGAAGCTGTAGGTCCAGCTGCCCGCGGACCCGGCCACGGCCGTGCACGTAACGATCGTCGCGTTCTGCCATCCGTGGATCGCTGGCATCCTACGCTACCTCCGTTGTCATGAACGCTACGAAATCGTCCGGATGCTTGAGACGTTTCAGCTGTTCCCGACGCGTATGACAATTCGCGCACAAAAGTCGGAAAAGATCAGGGTTACGAACAACATCTCTCCAATACCCCCACACGCCCCTTGAGCGGCGATGGAGTCCTCCGTTCTGTTCGACATGATGAACTTCGAGAACAAGCGGATCCTTAACGCCGCACTCAGCGCATCGACCTCCCAAACTGCTCAAGACAGACCGCCTGAGCCTATAGTAACAGCGCAAACTCTTACTGCGGATATTGGGCAACGGATCAAAGCGAGGATGTGGAATGTAACGCCTGCCACTTTGTAGACGAGCCGCTGCGCGCTCGCATTCCTTGCACCTGCTGTGTAGGTGTAGTCGCCCTTCGGGACGCGGATAAAACTCGGAGTAGGACTTCAACACCCCGCAGCGCGCACACGCCTTCACCATTGGACGCCTCCCGCGATCATCCAATCGACACTCCTACTCCCGCTTGTCGGCACACCAACTGTGGCCTGAACAAAAAGAGAAGGAGAAATCGAATACTGGATTTGCCCCATCCAGTCGATCCCGCCGGGCACGAGACCGGCACCGATGCGGTAGACGAGCGGGGACGGGGGCTTCTCCACGACCGGGGGCGGCAGGTGGATCGTGTCGTCGATCCGGGGAACGCACGGAGCGGTCGACAGCAGGACCCCGTCATTGTCCCGGAGCAGCTCGACCGCGTCCTGGGGCACGTCCTGGGCGGTGCAATCGATCAAGTGGCCGGCATCGAAGTGCACGAGGATGGCCTCGGACGCCGCTCCCCGGGCCGCTGCCGCCTGCGCGGGCGGTATCAACGCCCCGGTTGGGGGAGGGAGGGGAGGTGTCCGGGTACCCGGGGACGGTTGCGGCGCGGTGGTGGG